GTTTTTATTTGGGGTGCCGATTACTTCAGCGACCTGATTCCAAATCGAAAGGATGGTTCTTGGGTAGTTTGGGATAAGCGAACAAATGAAAACATGGACAAGGTGTCTGGCAATACTTTTGAGCTTTGCTGGTCAAAGCAAAAGCACAAGCGCTTGATTGCGCGAATTTTGTGGTCTGGTCATCACGGCATGGCAAAAGACGACACCAAAACCCGAGTGCATCCAACGCAAAAGCCTGTGGAGCTTGTCTCGTGGTTTTTTGATCAATGGGGAAAGGACTGCAAGTCGGTCGCTGACCTATTTGGCGGCAGCGGCAGCACTCTGATTGCCTGCGAAAAAACTAACCGTCAAGCCAACCTTATGGAACTTGACCCAAAGTATTGCGATGTGATAGTCAAGCGTTGGCAGGATTTCACAGGCAAAATAGCAACACACGCAGAAACTGGACAACCTTTCGCGGAGGTTACACATGGCAACGAAAACTGAAAAATCGGTATTAAAAAAGGCAGGTCCGAATGGCGGTGCTCGGGAAGGCGCAGGCAGACCCGAGTTTGAACCCACCGATTCCGAGCGCAAACAGGTCGAAGCCCTGTCCGGTTACGGCCTTCCTATCGAGCAGATTGCAGTCCTGGTACGCGATGGCATCCACGTTGACACGCTTCGCGTTCATTTTGGCGCTGAGTTGGTCACGGGCAAAGGCAAGGCGAACGGGCAGATTGGAAAGACCTTGTTTCAAAAGGCAATGGGCGGTGACACGGCGGCGATGATTTGGTGGTCAAAAACGCAGATGCGGTGGGCCGAAACGCAGAAGCATGAGCACACGGGCGCAGATGGTGCGCCGATTGAAATCAAGAAAATTGAGCGCGTGATCGTGGATCAATTTGGGCAAAGCAAAAAGGATTGATATATAGTTCACGTATCCTTTCAACGAGCCCAACGTTGAGCCGGCCTCCCCCGGCAGGGTAAAGCGCTACGGTGGCAGCGCATTGGGCAGGCCACCACTAACACGCATGGGCAGCGGCTAGACGTTCCGCGGCGTCGACCAAAAAGAAATCCCGATGCCCAGCCGTGTTGGTTTGAGTCAAAAAGAAAGCAAGCCGAACATTCCTAAAATTTATGGGGATGAAGACTCGGTGTTGTTTGGTTTGCTTTCTTGTTGGTGGCAAACGACAGTCCCGGTGAAAATGAGACGTCAGAAGTACCCGATAAGCGCGTTGGATTCGCGCCTGCCAACACCTATAGAAACCCCATAGAATCCCATGGCAACCCGCCACGCCTCTCTTTGAAGCGCACCCCGGCGGGTTTTTTATTGCCTCGTGAAAAATTGTTGCACGTTGTGCTTGACGGCATGAACGGTGAGCATAAAATAAGTCAATGAAACCAGCAAACCCAACCCCACAACAAGTGCGCGAGGCTCGCTCAAATGCGGGCCTCACCGCAGCAAAAGCGGCTGCGCTTGTGTATCGCACGCAACGCAACTGGTTTCAGTGGGAGCGGGGCGAGCGCAAGATGTGCCCCGCGTTGTTTGAACTGTTTTGCATCAAAACGAAACGATGACATGGCTAATCAGCAACGCACTGATGCAGGATTACGAGAACTCGCCCTCTTCGCCGGGGCTGGTGGAGGAATACTCGGCGGCAAGCTGCTTGGATGGAGAACCGTCTGCGCCGTTGAGTGGGAACCTTATCCCGCAAGCGTTTTGTGCGCCCGACAAAATGACGGCATTCTCCCGCCTTTCCCGATTTGGGATGACGTTCAAACCTTTGACGGCAGACCGTGGCGAGGAATTGTTGACGTGGTTTCTGGCGGGTTTCCCTGCCAAGACATCAGTTCAGCAGGACGAGGCGCCGGAATCGACGGCGAGAAATCCAGCATGTGGCGGCACATGGCGCGAATTATTGGCGAAGTACGACCCCAATACGCATACATTGAAAACAGCCCAATGCTCACTCTTCGAGGACTTGACCGAGTCCTCGCCGACCTTGCCGCGCTGGGGTTCGATGCGGACTGGGGAGTTGTTTCGGCAGCCGACGTTGGTGCCCCGCACCTCAGAGAGCGAATCTGGATTGTGGCAAACGCCCGTGGCGGACGACGCCTGCAATCGAAAATCCGGCAAATGGAACAGCCGCGGCGAACCGAAGCTGTCAGCGCAGGTATTGACTTGGCCGACACCGCGAGCGAGGGATTGCCAGCCAGAGGGGTACGAGGCGGGGTTGCGGAGGATGGAGAAGTATTCAACTTGCGGCCTTTCGACCGCCGTCAAGCGATGGCCGACGCCAGTGGCGAGCATGCACAAGGGAAGTTCGCCGGCTGCCCTGACGCGCAAGAGTGGAGCATCCAGGGAGAACGACCGCCTAGACCACGCAGTAATGGCAGCAGACGCGGGCCAACTAAATCCAGATTGGGTGGAATGGATGATGAATTGGCCGATAGGTTGGACATCATTGGAGCCATTGAGTCATAAGCAATTCAAATACTGGCAGGAAAGCAGCGCAGCGCACTTACACAGCAACGGTATGCGCGAAATGTGGTTCGACATCGACCCTGCAACGGCACCACAAGGACAGGAACCCGACGAACAACGACCCGGCGAATGTGGAGGTGCTTTGTCAGACCTGCCACAAGGCGGATCACATGACGGATGGGACATGGGGCAAGGGCAAGGTGGAACCGGCTATCTGCAAAGTTTGCAGTTCGGAATACCAGCCGACACGATCAAGGCGTGCGACGGTCTGCGGCCCGGAATGCCTGAAGGAATGGGGGCGAATCTGCGCAAATCGCCGTTGGGGTTCGTCCCAAGAACCGGCGCTGGAATCATGAACCGTAGCGACCGGCTGCGAGCCATTGGCAACGGACAAGTTCCAATCGTGGCAGCAACAGCATGGGAAATTTTGAAAGGAGAGTTTGATGGATAACCCCGCACTCGATCTTGTTGTTCTCAAGCAAGTTTGCAAGGAATTGCAACGCGAGCTTGCCTTTGCAACGCCTGACGTCGAGGCGGTGGTGAGGTTGGCTGACGAAGCGCGGTATCTGGCCGACTGCATTGCAACGTGGGCGAGGCCGCAATGACCGACCGCAAGCTGCTGGAACTGGCTGCGGCTGAGATCGGGGGCCATAAATGAACGCGAACATACATGCCGAAAGCGATTTTATCGTCGGCGTATATCCGCGGGTTGATGCCTGCGCGATTGGCGTTGTAATTTCGTTTGAAGGATCAGGCGGGGGGAAGCCTGCGCACATAAATGTCGAATTGACAAATTACGCTGCAATACAGCTGGCTAAAAAGCTCGTTGCAGCAGCGGAGCAACACGCAAAAGACACAAACAAAAGCGTCGAATACTTTCGCAGACAGATGAACAGAAAAAAGACATGAACGGCGATGAAATAGCCAAACGGTAAATGAGCGAATGACCACACTCAAGATTGACACGCCACGATGGGCGTTGCCCCTGCTTAAGCCGTCGCGCTACAAGGGTGCACACGGTGGACGGGGCACCGGCAAGAGCCATTGCTTCGCGGAGATGATGATTGAGGCCCATATCATCGACCCGAAAAGTCGCAGTGTGTGCGTGCGCGAAGTACAGAAGTCATTGAGCCAATCAGTGAAGCGCTTGCTAGAAATGAAAATTGAGCAGATGAACGCGGGCGCTTACTTCGAGGTGCAAGAGTCCGTCATTAAAAACAAAAAGGGTGACGGCCTGATTATCTTCCAGGGGATGCAGAATCACACTGCTGATTCGATCAAGTCGCTTGAAGGCTACGACCGCGCATGGGTCGAAGAAGCCCAAAGTTTGAGCCAGAAGTCGCTTGACTTGCTACGCCCGACGATCCGCAAGCCGGAGTCGGAGCTTTGGTTCACATGGAACCCGCGGCAGGCCAGTGACCCGGTGGATCATTTATTGCGAGGGCCAAACCCACCGCCCGACGGTGTTGTGCTGTCCGTCAATTACGAGGACAACCCTTGGTTTCCAAACGTCCTGCGCGACGAGATGGAGTACGACAAGCGCCGCGACCCGGACAAGTTTCATCATGTCTGGCGCGGTGGCTATCTGTCAAACAGCGAGGCAAGTGTGTTTCGTAATTGGCGCGTGGAAGAATTCGAAGCGCCGGCAGATGCGATTCACCGCTTGGGCGCTGACTGGGGCTTTGCCGTGGATCCGACCACTCTGGTTCGTTGCCACATCATCGGCCGCACCCTGTACATTGACTTTGAAGCCTACCGTGTTGGCTGCGAGATCATGGACACGCCCGACCTGTTTATGACTGTGCCAGAGTCGGAAAAGTGGCCGATCGTGGCCGATTCTGCACGACCCGAGACAATTTCGTTCATGCAGAAGCATGGCTTTCCAAAGATCATGACAGCAGTAAAAGGCCCGAAATCGGTAGAGGAAGGCGTTGAGTGGCTAAAGTCTTACGACGTTGTTGTTCATCCTCGATGCGTGCATACGATTGATGAACTCACCCTGTATTCATACAAG